CCAGAGGGCTGGACGTACGAATGGAAACGTAAAACCATTTACAATCAGGAAGACCCCGCTTACCAAATTAGGTTGGCAGACGGCGGTTGGACCCCCGTTCCAGCCAATCGCAACGCCCGTCACGCAGCGTTAATGCCCACTGGAAACTATGCCACTATTGAACGAGACGGCATGATTCTTATGGAAAGACCAAAAGAGTTGACAGATGAAGCGCGTGATATAGAATTGCGACGTGCAAGGAACCAAGTTCGCTCTAAAGAGGCGCAACTTAGTTCTACACCAGACGGCACTATGACACGCGACGATTCTCGTGTTCGGCCTACGGTGAAAAAATCTTACGAGGCGATGCCTATTCCTAACGAATAAGGACGCTTCAAAATCCGCCCTGTGGGAGGCGGGTTAAATTGTACGGGTTGGCAGTGCTTGGCGCATAGCAACCTCATCACTCAGGAATCTCTGCAATGGCTAATACGCAAGCGTATTTTGGCTTCACGCAGTATCAGGGTGGTGCTGGCGGCGCTCCTACGTTTGCCCAGTCCACTCGTCGTATTGCGTCAGGCAACAGCACGGCAATTTATACTGGCGATCCAGTAAACTTTGTTTCGGCTGCTAACGGCTACATTCAGCAAGCTGCTGCTGGCACGACCCCTCTTGCCGGTATCTTTGTTGGCTGCAAATATCTTTCAACTTCTCAGAAGCGCACGGTTTTCTCTAATTATTGGCCGGGTTCGGATGCAACTGGTGACGTAGAAGCATACGTAATTGATGATCCAAATTCCCGTTTTATCGTTCAGACAAGCACGACCGCATTCCCAATGACGGGTACTGCTTCCACGATGACTTCGGGTGTTATTGGTCAGCTTGCTCAGTTCACCATTGGCACGGGTAGTTCAAACACTGGTCGTTCGGGTGCTTACCTGTCGGCTGTTGGTTCAACTGCAACCTATCCATTCCAAATTATTGATTATCAAGTCGGTGTCAGCAATGGCGGCGATCCAACTTCGCAATATTGCAACGTAATTGTTGGCTTCAACAATGAAATTCTACGTAGCAATGGCGCTGTAACTGGCATTAGCTGAGGAGTAAGGTAAAATGGCTGTCAATCTTAGTCAGATTAAAGACCTTCTCCTCCCCGGACTTCGGGGCGTAGAAGGCAAGTACGAGATGATTTCATCTCAGTACGACAAAATTTTCACGAAGCACGATTCAAAAATGGCTCTCGAACGTACTGCTGAAATGCGGTATTTGGGCCTTGCGCAGTTGAAGACCGAAGGTGGTCAGACTGCATTTGATTCAAACGCTGGTGAGCGTTTTGTCTACAATCAGGAACACACCGAAATTGCTCTTGGGTACGCGATTACCCGTAAGGCAATTGACGACAACCTGTACAAGACCCAGTTTATGCCTTCAAACCTTGGCTTGGTGGAATCGTTCCAACAGACCAAAGAAATCTATGGCGCAAACATCCTTAACACTGCCACGACCTACAATGCGTCAGTCGGCGGCGATGGTGTAGCACTCTGCTCCACTGCGCATCCTATTGATGGTTCGACGGTTGCTAACACCCCAACAACCCAGCTTGACCTTAACGAAGCCTCGTTGCTCAACAGCATGATTGCTGTCCGTACGAACTTCCGTGATCAGGCAGCGTTGAAAGTGTTTGCTCGTGCGCGTAAACTCATTGTTCCTCCACAGTTGGAGCCAGTTGCAATCCGTCTTACGAAGACTGAATTGCGTCCGGGTACTGCGGATAATGATGTTAACGCGATCATGATGACCGCTGGTGGTCTTGCTGAAGGCTATATGGTCAACGACTTTTTGACCTCTGCTTACGCTTGGTTCCTCCTGACCAATATTGATGGTTTGGCGTATATGGAGCGTGTAAAGTTCGAAACTGATATGCAAGTAGACTTTGTTACTGATAATTTACTTGTAAAAGGTTATGAGCGTTACTCCTTCGGCTACTACAACTGGCGCTCGATCTACGGTTCGTTCCCAACATCGTAAGGAGAAGGCACTATGGCTAATACAGCATTCTCCGGGCCAGTGATTGTATTTGGGCAAAACCCAACGCAACCCGCTGACTACAATCCAGACATTGGTGGCTCGTCCTTGTTTTTTGCAGGGACCGCTATCTTAGACCCACGCCCCGCCTACACTTTTTTCCCCGGTGAAGGTCAAGCAGCTTTAGATTTCGGCTGGTTGGGCGTGGATAACGTAACTACCCTAAACGCAGTTCCTTATACTTCTGCGGCGGCTGCTATCGTTGCTTCAGCCAACCCAACAAGTTCTACGTTGGCTCTGGTTACAACTAATAGCGCGACAACTGGTGTCTACTATTCCACAAACTTTGTTCGTGCGGATACTGGCGCTACGGATACCGTTCTAGCACTTGACGCTTATACTTCGGTTACGGCTTCATTTTCTAACGGTGTAATGACTGTAACTTCCAACAGTGCGCTTCCAATCGGCGCTGGAATGGTTGTATTGACCACTTCTGGCACGGTTTCCCAAGGCACTGCGGCTGGTTCTCAAGTCATTTCGCAAATTACGACAACGGGTACATCGTCTACTGTTGGTCAGGGCCAAACTGGCACCTATCAGCTTACGGGCAACTTAACGGCAACTTCTGGAACAGTCACTTTGGCTTACCAGACACCTTCTCAGTGCGCTGTGCCAAATAATGCCCAAACGCCAAGTCAGGCCAATTGGAGTCCAATGGCTCTTATTGGTCGTGTCGTGAGCGTAACGGCGGCTTCTGGTGCAACCTATACAACGGCAACGGTTAACGGCTACGATATCTACGGATATCCAATGTCGGAAGCCATTACGATTGTTGCGGGTGGCGTTTCTACAACGCAGAAAAAAGCGTTCAAGTATATCAAGTCTGTAGTGCTTTCGGGCGGTACGGCTGATACTACCCACGCCTATTCCGTTGGTACAACGAGCGTAATTGGGTTGCCTATTCGTGCTGATGCTTCTGCTGAACTTATTGTCAATGCAGCGGCTTCCCAGACGGCGGTAACATCCAATACCACGTTTGCAGCTAACGGGTTCTTGCCCGCTGACCGCACAACGCCGTCCGCCACTACGGGTGACGTTCGTGGGACTCTTGATCTTGCTAACTCGTCCGGTATTAACTTGGCTCCATCTACTGGCACCAATAAATACGTTGTTCGGCAGTCGCCACAAGCTTACAACATTCCAACTGCTACTGGTTTGTTTGGCTTGACACAATACTATAACTTCTAAGGAACTAAGCCATGAAGGCACATAAAGGTAAGTCTGAAAATGACGGTACGCACGGCGAGAAGTACGCCGACGAGGCCGTTCGTGACGTGTATGCTGGCGCTAATTCGCCAACAGAACACGAAGCTGAAGAGCGTAAGCACGGCGGTCGTGCAAAGCGTAAGCATGGCGGTGCTGCAAAGCATCACATGAAACACGCTGAGCATCACCACGAGCATCCAATGGCTGAACACCGTCCAAAGCGCAAGCGTGGCGGACACGTTCATCACGCTGAACACATGGTTCATGGTGAGCATGCCAAGCATCGTGCAGACCGTAAGGCCCGCAAGTCTGGTGGCGAAATTGGGGCAAATATGCACCCACTCTCGACGGCAGCAAAGGGCATGGAGCCGAAAGGCCACAAGTCCTACGAGCCTGAACACGATTGATATGGCGAGGGGGTGTAACAGCCCCCTCCCTTTCTCATAGGTGAGCAATGACTGCTGCATGGACTCGATCTGAAGGCAAGGCTCCCTCTGGCGGGTTAAACGCTAAGGGACGCGCATCTGCTCGTGCTGAGGGCCACAATTTAAAAGCCCCCACGAAAGATAAAGACAATCCAAGACACGAAAATTTTTGTTCGCGCATGACGGGCATGAAGCGGAAAATGACGGGATCGGCTAAAGCTGCTGACCCTGATAGCCGCATTAACAAGTCACTTCGCAAGTGGGGTTGCTAATGTCTGAAAAAGCATTTTGGGAAACTAAGCTACCCAAAGATCACCACACGAAACACTTGTCGCACAAGCAACAAGAGTCTGCTAAGGCTAGAGCAAGGGCGGCTGGTCGGCCATACCCAAATTTAGTTGATAATGCCGCTGCGGCGCGTAAAAAAGGTAAGTAATTATGGGTACGCTTTCCCAATCTGGCGTTAATTGGCCGTCAATCACTCAAAATGGCAGATATGAGCCATTTGAACTTCAAGTTGCCCGTGGCCAAATTACCAACCACGCAGAGCAAAATATTTTTGGTTTTGGCACTACTCCTGCAACGGCTGGGTTATTTCGCACCGTTTGGGAAAATATGACTACAACCGAATATGTTTTTCCTTCTTCTGCCGTTACAATGAACCTTGTTAGTGCGGCGGCGGGTGATACTGCTACAATTACAATTGTTGGACTTGATTCTGGGTATAATGTTATTACGGAAAACCTTGTTTTAAATGGCACAACTAACGTGCCAACCGTCAATCAATACCTACGCATCAATGCCATGTTTGTTTCAGCGGGCAGTGCAACAAACCCATCTGGCGTTATTACATTGATTAATGGTGGCGTAACATACGCGCAGATCAATACGGGTGTATTTAACGGAACAACATCAAGCCTTGGTGCTTCTCAACAAGCTGTATTTACGGTTCCTGCTGGTTACACATTCTACGGTTATCGTTACGGTGCTTATTCGTCGTTCAACGGTAACAGCGCAAATTATACAACATATCGCGCTATTACCAATACATCATCTGGCGTTCAAAAGATTGTTGTCCAAACGCCGTTCAATACAAATTATGAAGTCCAGCGGCATTTTGCATTCCCATATGCCGAAAAAACCGATCTTCGTTTTCAAATTGCTCCAAGTGCAGCAACTGCGGCTGTTGTTAGCGTTAATATTGGCGGCGTACTAATCGCAAATAAAAACAACACAAACTTTTAAGGAAGTATTATGGCTAACGTAGCAATATCAGCACTCACTCAGGTATCGGCGGTTGCGTCTACGGACGTTTACCCAACCGTTCAGGGCAGTTCAACATACAAAGTTGCGGCTTCTCAGATTGCCACATACGTTTTGGGCGGCACGGGCGGTATTGCAACTACGGTTGTTGGTTCGGGTGCGGCAACGGCTACTTTGGGCAGCAACGGGGCTTATAACCTTGTCTTGACCACCAATACGGCGGGTGCTGGGCAAGGCACTATTACAATCAACAATGGCACTAACGGTGCTATTGCAATTGCTCCCAACGGAACTGGCGCTACAACGGTAGCATCGGCATTGTCTGCTACGGGTTCAATCCTGTCGTCAAACGGTAGTGGAACACTTGGAACAAGCGGCATTGGCTATGCAACTGGTGCCGGCGGTACGGTTACACAAGTTACTAGCCGCACAACGGGCGTGACTTTAAACAAGCCAACCGGGCAGATTCAAATGTTCAGTGCGGCGGGTTCTGCAACTGCGGCATCATTCACTGTTACAAACAGCGCCGTTGCGTCCACCGATGTTATTCATGTCAACCAAGTCAGCGGCACAAATCTTTACGTGTTACTAATAACTGCGGTTGCGGCGGGAAGTTTTACCATTACGTTCTACACAACGGGCGGTACGGCTACAGATGCTCCATTGCTTAACTTCTCTATTATTAAGAGCGTTATAGCCTAATAGGTGATGAATGACATCTAGCGGCACATACAACTTCAACCCTAGCTTGGGCGAAATTACTCTTTTTGCCTTTAATCTGGCGGGGGTGAGAAATACCGCTATTGCTCAGGAACACATGGAATCGGCGCGTATGGCGACGAATCTCATGCTGTCCCGGTGGGCTAATATGGGCGTTAATCTGTGGGAAGTTAAACTAGCCACAATACCGCTGACAACGGGTGTGTCTACATATGCCGCCGCACCAATTGATAACGTCACGGCATCCTCTGGGAACGGCACAACGGCTACGCTCACTTATAGTAGCAGTAATAGTTATCCTGCTGGCACAAATATTACTGTGGCTGGCATGACTCCAACTGGCTACAATGGCACATTTACGGTCACTGCAAGCACGTCCACCACAGTTTCTTATGCCAACACAACAACTGGCAGCATGACTGTATCGGGTACTATTACTGGAAATTCTAGCACAACGGTTATGGTGTTGGATTCTTACGTTACTACAGTAAACGGCGGATCAAACATTGACCGCATTATTTTGCCAATCAGCCGCACTGAATACGCTAGTTACCCAAATAAAACCCAACAAGGTTTCCCAACGGTTTATTGGTTTGACCGACTAATTAGCCCAACGGTTACAATTTGGCCAACTCCAAACACCACTACCGGACCATCGACGTTATCGTTTTATTACGTAACACAGGTTCAAGATGCCAACTTTACTGGCGGTCAAACTGTTGAGATACCATACCGTTGGCTTGACGCTTTTGCGAATGGTTTGGCATATAGGTTAGCCAGAATATGGAACCCACCTTTGGTGCAAATGTTAAAGCCAGAGGCGGACGAGGCATACGCCATTGCGGCTCAACAAGACACTGAGTATGTATCCATGTATGTGTCGCCACAGGTTTCTGGTTATTGGCGAAATTAAGGGGGCGTGAATGGCATACGCTTCCAAAGCTGGTCGGGCTAGGATAAGTTCCAAAAACCCCCAAGCATTAGCTATCTGCGACCGTTGCGGGTTTACGTACAACCACGTTGATTTGGCTTGGCAATTTGATTGGGGCGGCGCTTCCCTGATCAACAAGCGCATTCTTGTGTGCCGCCCATGCAACGACATCCCACAAAATCAACTTCGTGCAATTGTTTTGCCCGCCGATCCG